TTACCACCCCGGTACTTTAGGTAAGTTATCTGGAATTATTAATTTATTTATAGGCTTGTTGTAACAATCTGCTCTTACTATGTAATTGTTATCTGGATCAACCTCACCCTTCTTTAAAAACTTACATGTTTTCTTGTATACATCAGGACTATCATATCCCAAAATCCACCCAACACTCTGATCTTGCAAAACTCTACAGAAAACATAGTAATCACAAGATTGTTTTATATTGAAGTTAGCAATAGATACTTCGTAATAGTCTCTAGGTTTAACTTTAGTTTTCTTTGTCTTTACTTCTAGCAAGATACCGTTTGGTGACTTTAAGTCATGTTGATATGAATTATCTAGATTACAGTCAAAATAATTTGCAACCATTATTTCTCCAAGAAACCCTATAACATTTCCACTTCCTCTTGTAATTGAATTTTTTAGTATACCTAGTTCTTTTCCTTTTTCGTTAGCAAGATAACGCATTTCATCTGTAATAACAACTTTAATCATAATTAACCCTCACAAGCTAGACATTCTTCACCAGAGGCTAGTGCCTCCATATCAATCTCTTGAATGATCTGCCTCTCAATCTTACGAGAGACACGATCAGCTTTACCAATCTTCTCTGACCGACAATAGTACATGGTCTTTAGTCCCTTCTTCCAAGCTAGGAAGTGTATCGCATGTAGGTAACTAATGTCAACATCAGGACGAAAGAAAACATTCAGCGATTGTGCTTGGTCGATATACTGCTGACGATCTGCTGCATGTTCAATAACCCACCGCTGATCAATTTCCATTGACGTTTTATATAACTCTTTCTCGTAATCGTCAAGACAACGCAGATGCTGAACAGAACCATCGTTAGCAATAATTGAAGACCATATCTTGTCGTAACTAAGTTTATCGTCATTGCTACATTTTTCCTTGATCAACTTATCTAGGAATTTATTCTTGTTTAGAAAAGCACCACTAATCGTATCCTGCCTGTAGGCGTTTGCTCTAAAAGGTTCGATTGAAGGGGAGGTATTTCCCATAATGATTGAACTACTAGCGTTTGGTGCAATCGCCATAACGTGACTGCAACGTAGTCCTGTCCCTCTAGCGTCAGGTGCTTCACCCCTAACTTCTCCCAAAAGTCTGTTGGCTTTGTCAAGTTCTGTTCGTATGTGTTTGAATACTCGCATATTGAGAGATTTAGCCATTGGGGATTCATAGGGTATTCCACGCTTCTGTAGCATTGCATGAAAACCCAAGGCTCCAACACCAACTGATCGTTCACGTTCTGCTGAGAACTTAGCACGACTGATGGAGTCAGGAGCATTGTTAATAAAAAGCTGTAGAACATTATCCAGCATTTCCAATACATCTGGAAGAAACTGTTTGTCTTTAGACCAATCATCAAAATGCTCCAGATTAACTGAAGACAAACAGCAAACTGCTGTACGTTCTGCTGATGTAGGAAGAATAATTTCTGAACATAGGTTTGATTGATGTACCTTTAATCCTTGTTGTTTTAACCAAGCAGGTAGCTGTTCATTGGAACGATCAATGAAGTGAAGATAAGGTTCACCAGTTTGCATTCTCATCTCTAGAATACGCTGCCACATCTCTTTAGCAGACACAACATCACATACCTTCTTTGTATGTGGATCACGTAGTTCCCAAGTATCGTCTGCATTAGGATCAAGCATACATGCTTCTAAGACCTGCATAAACTTGTCACTAATATTAATACCGTGGTGCATATTCAAGCAACGGAAGTTCTGGTCCCCAGTAGGCTTACGCATCTCAAGGAATAGAACAATATCGGGATGGTCAATGTCAAGATATGCAGCATATGATCCACGACGTGTCTTGCCCTGACGATAAGCCAGAGAAGAAGCATCGTACATCTTGAGGTGAGGCATAACACCAGTAGACTTATCATCTGATGACCGTATGCCAAAGCCAATACCAACCCCACCACCAAGCATAGATAGCCAGTTAGTCTCTGTAAGATTGTTGACTAGACCTTCTGCACTATCGTGGATATAGTTTAGATAACAAGATATAGGTAGTCCACGAGAAGACTTACCATAGGATAGAATAGGAGTAGAATAAGAAAGCCAGTGTTTGGACGAATAATCGTACAGCCGCTGTGCATGTTCCTGATTAGAAGAAAAACATTTAGATACATAAGCAAACCTCTCCTGCGGAGAAAGTTCATGATCCATCATGTAAGATTCTTTTAACCGTGCAATACCTAACTGATCAAATAAACTGTCTCTTTCTGGGTCGATGTTAATATTGTAGTTAGGCATTTGCATATCCTATTCTCCCGGTGGTGTTTGCTGATCGTGGACGTAAAGCATAATGATAGCATAGTGTATAATCTTCAGCAAGTCCTTACGGTTCTTGCCTTCCTTTTTACCGTAACGCTTCCAGTATTTCTGGATGTTACCCATGCAAAAACCTTCTGCATACCCTGCATCCACAATCGTATCGGTAGCCTGATACTTACTCTGAGCATAGTGCTGATTGTATGTGCTTAGAATATACTTATGAATTTCAGTAAGATATTTATCTTCATCGAACTTATAGTCTTTTAGAGTAGGTATTTCTTTCATATATTCAAGAACCTGCTTGTCCATATTGAAGTTGTCCATCCATCTGTTAGGTTTCTTAGTCATAGCTTAACACCGTGTTGATCCTCTTCCTTATATACTTAACTTCCTTGCTACGCAAGACCTTAAATGCAAAGCTTCGCATATCCACAGGAGATATACCTGCAAGGTCACATACGTCTACAAAGTCTTGAGATGTTACACCTACTGAAGCAAAGAACCAAGCTTGTGCTGAACGTCTAGCCAGCTTTTCTTCTTCAGGTTCGCTTTGCGTTTCTGGTTTTGTTGCGTCTAGTAGTGCCTGTAGGATTACGCTTAGAAACAGTACTTTTTCTGGACTTGCTTCTTGGTTTTGTCCCAGAAGATACTCTACGTTTAGGAGAAACTTCTCTCCCTCTACTTGTCTTTCGTTGCTCATTAGTCCACTCTTCTATAATCTGATGATCAGAATTTTTACAGAAGAGGAAGTTATTTTTGATACACCAATCTGCATAAGTTGACTTACCTCCTTTATTTAATTTGTTATTAGGATTGTCGAAGACAAACCGAATATCCAGATCGGGATAAGCTTCTCTTATGAAGAGGTGTTTCTTTCTGTCTTCTAGTTTAAACCTTCCTTTTACTTCTAGTACAATACCATTTGGTAGAATAAAATCTGGAAGATATTTTTTGTATTCTAGCCAAGTGTAGTTTATATAGTGAGGTTCAAAAGAATAACTGATGTTAAGACTGTCTAGTAAATCACCAGTTTTCTTTTCTGATCCTGATCTATATCTATTTGTCATTAGTTATTTCAGGTACGTTAGGAACCTTTCCAACCTTGACGAGATGCTTTGGGCCGTTGCTATACTGAAAAGTACGAATACCAGCACCATCATTAGCGTCAGACCAACAAGTAAACTTATAGTCACAAAAGGAACAGCCAATATGAAGCTTATGATTACCTGAAGAACCATCAGGAACTGAATCATAACATTTCTCAGGGGGTGTGTCTTTTTCCAAGAAGCTTCTAATTTCATCTATTCTGTTCCCTGAATTGATTAGGTCCATGTCGTCAATAGGACAATAGCAAATCTCACCAGATGATTTATCAATAGCGATAAAGCCTACATTAGGATTATTGTCTGCATCAGAGTATGCAGAAATTTGTGCAATGTATCCGAAAGGATCGTCATAAAGAATAGAACCATCTTTAAACTTCTTGAAGCTGTAGGGAGAAGCTGATTTAAAATCTACAAGCACACCATCAATCGTAGCATCTTTGTGACCACGTACACCATTAGAAGTTAGTTCACCTTGTTCTTCTATAATATCATGACCAGCTACCTTAGTGAATAGGATCAATAACTGTTCAAGAATATCTCCATATAGAAACTTAATGAGAGTTGGAGCAGAGAGTTGCTGCTTCTCTGCCCCATTCATCTCATACCAAATCTTTCTATCCTTATGACCAATAAGAGATAGACGCAAAGATGGTTCTCTAGGTTTACGAACCTCCGAGATAGCGGAGGCAACAGAACTGGCTACTGCTTCAGCAAAAGCGTCGAGGTGCTTCTTATCTACTTTTATTTCCTCGTCATTGGTAAATAGACCATAAATGTCTTCTACCAATGTATCAATTGACTTAGCCATGTTCTGTTGCCTCTTGTGTTAGCTACTAAGCAGCTTTTGACTGTACTGACGGGCTGGATAGTAGCTTGTACCGCGTATAAGACCCTTCAGGAGACTCAGCCTTAATTGCGGTAATTACATAACCCTTCTTACGAAGGCGTGAGATAGTCGCTGTTAGGTTCTCACACCATCCACGTTCGATTGCAGTCTTACGAGTAACTCGCATACCGCGACGAAGGGCTGATAGTACACGTGCTTCACTTGTCATTTTTTCTAGCTTCCTTAACTTTGTTGTTCATAAATACAGCATTAGCTGCGATTACTTTTGTTGCTACATCTCCGTAGATACCTAGACGTTCCTCTACAATCTTTGGAAGTTTTCCTTGTGCTGCACATGATACAGCATGTTCAAAAGAACTTCCTTGATATACAGTTCCGTTAGGGCTAATCCAATAACCTGTAACTGGATCATATCCACAAGTGTCTTGCGTAGTCTCTGCATAACTATACCCAGCAGAGACTACGATAGCAAGACCTAGAGAAGCAGCGATTACTCTAAGCTTCATATTTACTTTCCTTACAGTGCTGCTAGTTCTTGGTCGATGGAAAAACCATCTTCTTCCTGAAAATCACCGGAAGGATCACCGTAAGGTACAAGATCAATGACCTGCATAGCCATAAAGTCAGCAGTAACACCAGCCTTACCGGCGTAGCTATATTCGTAAGGCTGAATCTTTACCTTAACAGTAGAACCATTACCGATAAGACGACTATCCCAAGGCATTTTCTTTGCATCAATTACACGAGGTGCATCACGCTTGGAACCATCTTTCTTAACTACCTTACGCTTACAAGAGAAAAAATCTCCACGATCATCTCCCTTGTTTTTTACACTAAGACCAATAGACTCAAGCTTCTGCTTAGTCTCTTCGTCAACCGTAACATCAACCTGCCAAGCTGGTTCATATGTTGTATTAGGCTCAACAACACTAGCCCAATATGCTTTACCAGAGAGGAGGATTTGATCGTACTTGTTATTAGCCATTTATAACTCCATTTTCAATGTCTCTTGGCTGAGACTGTTTCAAGTAACGAGTGGGAACACAATCGTCATAGTCCATCAAAACTTTTTGAGGAACTGCAAAACAAGGACGACCGGGGAAATGTTTACCATAATTATCTTCATGAAGCAATACGGAAGAAGGACAAAAACCTTTTACATTAAAGGTATTATCATCTTCTTTTACGACAAGACAATATATATCAATCTTAGATTTAAATGTCTTGGCTCCGCTTTGGATAAGCTTTCCTGTCTTATATCTAGTTGATTTAACATCAATGCTGAGATTATCAAGAATAGCATCACCTAAATCAGTTCCAGTGCTTTTTGCTTTGTTTGTAGTATCAAAGAAAGACTCTGGATATTCGTTTACAAATTTAAAGAAAGCTAACTCTGCTTCAGCACCATCAATATCAATTTGAATTGATGTACGCTTCTTATCTTGTATATTATCTATTACACCTTCCTTTAGTTCATTTTCATTAAGATTTATTAGTGTGTTTCGGACCAGTTCAGGCCGACTTTGTATTCGCTGTCTAGGGGGCATCGAACATTTAACTCCTTTTCTGTAATCTTCATTGCCTCTTGGGTTAGTTTACCAAATCTTTCAGCATGATCCTTACGACAATCAAACTGATATTCATCGTGAATACTAGCAACTAACTTAGCGTCTATGTTATTCTTGCGTATGAGTCTATCAATAATAACAATCCACTGTTTGCAGATAATAGCACCAGCACCTTGAAGCAGAAGGTTCATAGCAGCATGTTGATGCCTTACATGTAACTTTCTACCATCAAGACCCTTAATATATCCTGATGTAGAAATTTTGTCAACAGACTTTCTTA